TATCAATGAATTTCTCTCTTTATGCTCCAGCTCAAGATGACATAGACAGAAGATAATGCGCAATGCTATCCTCTGGAACGCTTGACATGATTTCAGCCATGCTTCTCATCTGAAGGAGCTGCTCAACTGGCCTATGGATCTCTAATAAGCCTAGGTCACCATGCATCTCTTGGAAGTCTATGAATGTCTCTTCATTGTGGGATTCACGCACCTCGGTGTTCATCATTAGATCAATGAAGTCAGGTGTGTACTCCTCATCTTGCTCAATTGCGCCTAGCAGAGCCATAGTTTCTGCTAGCTCCTCATCTTCAGTCTGATGTGCTAATTGCTCCCCTTGCATCCTCTCTGCGAATCTGATTCCCATTTTCCGATTATTGATGGTGTTGACATAAGACAGGGATGATTGGACAAGATCAGCCTCAATAATATCTAATTTGATTGCATCCTCTACTGCCACGATATCTGCTCTTGTCAGGTCTTTCTCTAAGATCCAGCTCCTAGCCCATTGCGAACAGTCACCCTGGAGTTGTCTGGAGATGGGATAGGGTCTCGACCAGGGCATCTGAATATACAGTGGTGTTTGGGAGTCATCGATGACCAGGCATCTATTACCCCGGATCATCCGTAGAGCGACACATCGACCGGCGGGGGGCAGTGCTGCTTGTCTGATGACACTGCTAGGAGTTATCCACCTAGGCATGCGATGTCTCAATTCTGGAAGAGAAGCTGTGCTGTAAGCAGCGATGCCCTTGCCTTCTTTCTTCAGGAGCAATGCGCTGACCGGGCCTCTCTTGACATAGGCCTGGAGATTTCCTGAGTATCCACCAGTCCCATCATGTGTCTGAATTTCTCGATAAATCACATAATCTTTGGCTCGTGCACAGTAAGCTTGGAGATCAATCTTTCCAGTCATGAGAAGGATCAATAAGAAATTATCCTCTAAATGTGGCACGCCGATTGTCCGGCCCCCTGATCCATCAAGTTGGAGTTCATCTACACACGCTGTCATGTCCATTCTGACTCGATGGAGATGCTCATCCATGAGTTCTGGGCTAGGTCTTCTCAGCAATTCTTCCCATTTATGCATTCGGTCTGACAATATCCGAGCGGACTCAGCACGCCGATGGTCAATGCTCCCAATGATTTCATCTCTGGCTAGCCGATCTGATTCATACTCAGTGTAGGCCTCATACCCGGTTGCTAAGTTATCCTTGAGCATGAGGATTAAAGGATCCCCATCTCTGTGAGGGCGGCCTCTGGCTAATACTTTCATGGATCCATATGTTTTACCGAACGACTCAATGAACCCTAATAATTCAGAGTACGTGTCGAAGGGTGATGCATCCAGGGTCTCGAGGGGAGTGTCCATCAAGAAAGGAACATCTCTTTGCAAGGCTGGCCACCATTGCTCCAGAAGGATCTGATCTAGATCTCTGTGATACCATCTGGCTAAGAGAATGGATTTGATTTGTTCTCGATGCTCTTTATGACTAAACATTGGAGAGATGTAAGAATATGTGAGTCGCTTGAATCTCTTCACTTCCACAAGCTTTGTCACGGACATGATAGCATTATGTGTCGCAACTAGAGACTCATGCATTGGGAAGAGCACCTCAATGGGATATGGGTCTGTTTTGGACATTTTGCGGAGTAAGCCATCTCGAGTGAGCTTTCCCTTCTCTGATCTAAAGATACTAGCCCACAGTAGATAGGGAGTCATTCGGATAACCTCAGTTCTGCTGTGCCAGCTCAATGATGCAGCGACTCCCGGTCGTGTTATGGCCCTCTTGATTTTAATTCGTTCTTCGGCCATACTAGTTGATGATGACAGCAGCGATTCGAGATTCTCAGCATTAATCTCAGCATCCACCGTGTCTGGTGATAAGTGCATCCTGTCCAGGAGCTTCCTGAATTTCTTCACAGGAAACACCCCAAAGTTCAGAGATTCTAAGTCATCTAAGGTCTGGGGAGCCATCATGTTGCCAAGTCTGGATAAGATGGATCGAGCCCCTGGTCTATGAGTTGCCGCGAACCAGTCAGCAAGCGTTGCAGTGCAAAAACCAGCTGATGTGGGACCCCAGATTGGCAAAAACCCCTCATATGATGTTCGATAAGGGAAATGCTGGTCGATCGACTTGAACCACTTCATGGATTGCCACCCCAGATTCATGTAGTAAGCAATGGCTTGACAGATGGACACCCAGTGGCAGACGTACCCTGATGCCCCATTTTCCCGAACTTGACGTAATGAACTATTATACCCTGAGACCCTACCATGGAGGCTCTCAGCCAGGTGATCATCACACGCTCTGCTCACAAACTTAATCAAAGGAGATGCCACGGTGTTTCTGACATAGAACTTTGAGTTGAACTCAAAGAGCTCAGACCCTGACACAGTGGTTTTCTCAAAGGAGGTCTTAACATTGAAGTATTTATCCACTGTCGCGAGCACATGCTTGAAGTTGCTCATCAATGTCTTGATGTGTCGCTTGAGATCTTCGAGACTATCAGCAGCAATCGTCACCAGCAATCCTTCATCATCCGACGAAACCTCAAAGCTAGCCACCACTGCGCAACCCACTGAATTCATGAGGGATTTAATTGTCTCCACCACTAGATGTAGGTGTGCTAGGTGATAAACACTGGATGGGTAGTGGAAAATTCCCATGAGGAAATCTGATTGAAGATCGACGTTTGGGGATCTAGCTGATCTCAGTAGCCGAGGAGTGGATTTCCCTGTGAACTCATCTCGTAATTTCCCAGCATTCTCTGAGGTTAGCTCACCAGCCCGGCCAGAGATGAATTGCATCAGTGTTTGGGGTGGTAGCTGGATCACTTTGCGCTTATGCATTTCAACCACATCCTGACAGACTGGAATCAGGCTAGCTGGTAGCAATAATTGATTCATCAGTAAAAATTCATCTAGTGAGAAGTTCTGAGCCCATGATGATTTATCTGATGATACTCGCAGCGTATACTGATGCTTGGGCAAATCCGCACATTTATTGAAATGCTCAGCGATGAATCTGTCCTTACCAGTATCATCTGTCAACCGTTCTGAGGGATGCATCTTACATATCGCACGGTACACGTCGTTATAAAACCTGATCATGAGTCGTCCCCAAATTGTTAGTACATAGATTTCTCGAGTGCCGCCAATTTGATTTTTCTTAAACATTGTGACCTGGATTTTCCCATTCTCTTCATTTCTGATCTTCTCTGATATAATGCTGATGCTCATGCAGAGTTTAGGATCCATGAATTCATCAAGCTCTTCATACAGTGCTTGGAAGACCTTCTTTCTCTTCCCTATTTCTGAGATTTCTTTCCCATCTTTCCTGATTTTGATCTCTTCGTCAAATGGGATGGTGGTTGATTTGGTTGTGCAGAGCTCACTGAGAGTGGTCTTGAGGCAGAACTTCAAGATCTTTGTCTCGAACCATTCTCTCCCATCCCCAGAAACCCCATGCTGATCTAAGATCTCTTTCATCATCAGCTCTAATCCTTTCTTCACCATGGGTCCATTAATTTCAAAATCTGTCATTTCTGAAGCGAGGATGTCGGTAGGATTAACAAAAGAGGATCCACCACGGCTTTCCCTGGCATTGAGTGCTTTGTACCCCACTTTGCACATTTTCTCCAGGATCTGAATATATCCATGGCCAAAGTTTGACTCATTCTTATTGTGCAACATGTGAGCATATGCCGCAAGCAGCATTTGATCAGCTGAGAAGATATCAAAAAAGAACGGAGTGGGGAGACCAGTGGAATGCATGGTCTGCAAGTTATCATCAGACCGTTCAGATTCGGATGATTCCTGCTCTGCCCAGACATCCTCTTGCTTCCCTGACAATGCTTTTAACAATTCTGATTGATTCAGATTAGAGTGAATTCGGATTAGCTCTTGCATGAAGAACCAGTTCAGACGACTTCTGAACACTGGCCTGAACTTCCCAGTAATTTTCTGAGATGTGCGGAGTGATCCCGGGTTCTTAGAGAGTAGCTCCATGTAATAATACCTAAGGAGCTGGAGTGTTTCACTGGTTTCCTGTTTATCTTCTATCAAGATTAGGTACAATGATCTCCAGCAGGGCAACACGGCTTTGAGATGCTGAACTTTGGTGTCTGGCCCTAATCTACCAATGATTTGATCGTATACCAATCCCAACAATGACATCATCTGTGGGACCAGATTTGTGAGATGTTCTAGCTTCCGATCATTGAAGCTAACAAAATCCGTCTGAAACCAGCCATTCTCACACACATGCCATTTTTCGAATATGGTTTCACTATGAGCTAGGAGTCCTCGGATCTTAGCCACGACTGAAAAGAAAACTGGCTTAGTCTCATCTGCCATTTGGGTTGTGCGGATGATGATTGCAGCTGCATATCCAGGCACTCGACGAACAATGAATTCAGATGCTGCCATTTTGTCTCTAGGATTCCTATGATAATTATACGAAACTTCCCTTAGGCACATTTCTAAGAAGTGCGCTGAGTGGGCATCAGGGAGCTTGAGAGCATCAGACATGAGAGTTGCTAATGTGTCTACAGAATCATCAAAGTGACAATCATTTAACTCACTGATATTGAGGGCTGAATCATTGTATAATGATGGGGTTGCACAGCAAAATTGACGGATGTCAGATGTCTGCACATCGGATGAGAGGGGAGTCTTCTGTCTAGCAGTGGTGTTTTCCTTCAGCGTCGGATCGAGACTCTTTCCCATCACACCTCGCTGACCCATGGCCACCCTCTCCTGCTTACTCACATGGACTGAGTACAAATCTGGGTGTCTCTTAGTCTCCTTGATCCCTAGTTGGTAATCCATCTGCAACTCATCATACGATCGGCTATCCAATGGTTTCATCAAGCAATTGATGACGGACATGTGTAAACAGTCATATAGCGTTGTTCCAGGGAAATCTGGGAGGGCTTCTTGATCATCTGCGTGTTCAACACTGGCCCATGGGACATGACAGATGGATTTCTTGTCGGTCCTTCCAGGCGATCTGTCAATCATCATTTGCTCAAACGACAAGATTTCTGGATCAATTCCCAGCTTCTCGATCCGAACAACTGTGGGAGAGACCATTTCAGGAATGACAGGAGCAGAGTGGATTGGATTGTATGTTCGAAGGGTGGCTCGTAACTCAGTGACTTTGTCTGCATCCTCATAGACCCGAGCACCTGGCAGCCTACGGAAGAACTCTTTCTTAAGACGCATCCCAAATCGATACGCTTCAATCAAAGGTTCATAAACTGACAAGCTCAGTTCTCCATCTAGAGCGTAAGCTGTCCTATGGTTGATGATCAGAACATTGAACTTGCTAATCCCATTCCCGATTAGATCTTTATATTTGTCGAGCTTCTTTGCCATCATCTCAAAGATCTTGCTTTCATTGAAAGTGAATAGAGTACCTACTTCGATCGCATCGACGCCATGCTCTGACCGCATCACAATATCTGGAGTTCTCGGATCACCAGGGACCACATTTTCTTCCTGAGACGGCCAGATAAGCGCTTGGCACAAGTTATGAGGGAGACGATCAACCTCTCGTGCTGATAAACTTATGTCTTCGCTGCGGCGTCCGCGATACAATGTCGTAACATCTCCCGACCCACTCTCGAACTTCAGATGGAGCCTTTGAGTCTGCTCATTGATAGTGTAGCGAGGGGCCACGAACGGGTGCGGAGCTGGGACTGGGCACAACAAGTGCTTCGATAATGAGAATGAGAAATTTGTTTTCATTGATATGGTTCGAC